CAAGCTCTCGAAGCTGCTCGAGGTCGTCGACTCGCGGAGCATCATCCGCAACCGAGACACCGGGAAGGAAATCCGCTGCCTGTCCTCCGACTCGTGGCGGAACGAAGGCCTGAACGGTTCAGTGATCCTGGACGAGATCCACAGCTTCCGCACGCCCGACCTGGTCGACGCGTTGATCTACGCGACCCGCGGCACGGCAAACGGCCTCGTGATCTCGATCTCTACAGCCGGCTCCGACAGGAACGGCATCGGCTGGCGGTGGTGGCAGGACTGCGAGCTGGTGATCAAAGACCCGAAGACCAACCCGACGTTTTACGGGCTTATCTACGCGGCCTCCGAGGATGACGACTTCTCCGACCCGAAGGTCTGGCGGAAAGCGAATCCTTCGATGGGCGTGGCGTTCCCCGAGGACGAGTTCGCGGCCGACTACCAGGACGCCACGACCGACCCGCGGAAGATGTCGAAGTTCCTCCGCTACTCGCTCAACGTCTGGCAGGCCGCCGATTCTCGGTGGTTCGTCGGGAACATCGACTGGCCCTCGTGCAGCTCCGGCCCGCTCGCCCCGCCAGCCGGCCGGCCGTGCTGGGTGGGCGTCGACCTGGCGAGCAATCTCGACATGACGGCGGCGGCCTTCGTCTTCAAGGAATCGGACGGCAGCTACTCGGTCGAGTGGCGCTACTGGGTGCCACGCGAGACGGTGGCCGACCGCGTCCGCGAAGGCATCCCCTACGATGCCTGGATTCGCGACGGATGGGTGACGGTCACGGACGGTTACCGGCTCGACCACGAGGCGGTCGCCCGCGACATTCTGGCCTATGGTGAGCGGTGCCCGATCCGGGCCGTCGGCGTCGACCCGTGGCAAGCCGGTGCCCTGGAGACGCTGCTCCAGAAGGAGGGCGTCACAGTCAAGGACATCCCGCAGCGAACGGGCTACCTCAACGCGCCTTGCAAGCTGCTCGAGGCCCTGGTCGTCGAGAAGCGGCTCCGGCACGGCGGCAACCCGGTCGCGACGTGGAACGCGAACAATGTCTGTTGCTATACCGATGCCACTGGCATGATCAAACCGGACAAGGCGAAGTCGACGGAGAAGATCGACGGCATCGCGGCCCTCGTGAACGCCCTGGCCCTGGCGAGCACGGACGACGAGGACGGCGGGCCGGCCAACGTGGACGACTACAAGATCCGCGTCATCTGAGGCCCGCGGCCGGTTCAAGCGTGCGGCCGGCGGCCGGACACTGGTACACGTCCGGGCGGCCGCCTGGACCCAGGCGACCAGCATGCCACGAGCCAAGGCCGCGAAGCCCAGACGACAGTCCACCCGCCGCACGCCACCACGGCGGGCCGTGCCGGTCTCGCATGTGATCTCCCTGCGGGGGAGCCTCTCCGATCCCGGAGCGTGGGGCTCGTCGTGGTCCGCCACGATCGGCCCGGAGACCGCCATCCGCGTAACCTCGATCCTGGGCGTCGTTCGTTGGATCGCCCAGGCTGTGGCCGTGATGCCGGTCCACACGATGCGATCGCTGTCCACCGGCCGGCGGGAGGTGACCTCGCTCCCCTGCTCCTACACGATGAGGAAGCGGCCCAACGCGTGGCAGTCGGCCTATGACTTCTACCAGCTCATCGCCTACTGGACGGCCCTGCATGGCAACGCGTTCGCCCGCATCCTGCCCGGCGATCGCGGCTGGTGCTCCGAGCTGCGGCCCATGCACCCGACGCGGGTCAAGATCCACCGGAACGCCGACTACACGGTGAGCTACGAGTTCCTCGACGAGAATCACCGCTGGGTGCCGCTGCGGCAGCAGGAAGTCCTCCACTGGCGCTGGCTGTCGGACAACGGCCTCGTGGGGATGGCCCCGCCGGAGCTGTGTTCGACCTCGATCGCCCTGGCCCGCAAGCTCGACGCCGCGGCCACGTCCTTCTGGGACAACTCGGCCCGCCCCGACATGGTCCTCGAAACGGACGAGAAGATCCCCGACGAGGCGGTCGACGCCCTGCGGTCTGCTCTCCGCGAGGTCTACGGCGGCGCGGCCAACCGCGGGAAGACGGCGGTCCTGCCGAAGAAGACGCGGCTCAAGCCCATCGAATCGAACTCGATGGAGGCGAACCAGTTCCAGGAACTGCGGGACGCCATCCTCCCCGACGTGTGCCGGTGCTGGGGCGTGCCATCGACGCTGCTCGGTGACGCCCGCATGGCCCGGTGGTCGAACGTCGAACAGGAACACTTGTCGGCCCAGGTGTGGTGTTTGCTTCCGTGGATGCGACGCATGGAGGGGCCGCTCGACATGGCCCTCCAGCCGGTCTACGGCGACGACGTGTACGTGAAGTTCGACAACCGCGGGCTTCTCCGCGGCGACACCGCCAGCCGCGTCCAGCTCTACCAGTCGATGTTCAACATGGGGGCGCTGGCACCGAACGAGCTGCGAGACCTCGAGGACTTCGATCTGCTGCCCGATCCGGCGGCCGACGAAACCTACATGCAGCTCGGATTCTCGACGCTCGCCAACGCCGCAGCCGCCACGGTCGCGCCGCCTGAAGGCGAGCCGCCAGCCGAGCCTGCCCCGGTGGAGGCTCCGGCCGATGAGCCCGCCCGGGCACCCGGGGCCGGCGTGCCGGAGGCCGGCGGCTTCCGCGAAGGCCAGTACGTCTACTGGGCCGGGGGCGAGGGCACGATCGAGCATCTGATGATCGACGGCGTCCTGGGCGTCGAGGGGTCGCCGTTCTCGATCGCCGCGACCGAGGCCGACCCGGCCGCCAGCCTGCGGGTCTACGAGGACGGCGAGCCGACGGAGTTCACGGTCGGTAAGCGTGTTTCCGAGCTGTCGGCCGACCCGATCGGCCAGGAGGACGACGATGTCGCAACAAGTTGAGCGCCGCTACCTCCTGACCACCGACACGCCCGACGCGATCGGCGTCGAGAAGCGGGACGGCGAGCCGGCCGCGCTCGTCGGCATCTCGCCGCCGTGGGATTCGCTCTCCGTCGATCTCGGAGGCTTCCGCGAGAAGTTCTCGCCGACCGCCTTCGACGGCCTGGTCGACCGGAAGCCAAACGACCCGCGCGGCAAAATCGACGTTCCGTTCCTGTTCAACCATGACCCGAGCCGGATCACCGGCCGCACGTCCAACGGCCGCCTCGAGCTGCGGAAGGACGCCCGCGGGCTGGCCTTCCGGCATACGCCGCTCCTGACAAGCGACGGCCGGGATCTCGTGATGATGGTCGAGGACCGGACGATCACCGGCTCGTCGTTCGCGTTCACGGTGGCCGACGGCGGCGAAAGCTGGACCGAGGACGAGCGCGGCGGCATCACGCGGCTCGTCCACCAGGCCTCCGGGCTCTATGACATCTCCGCAGTCACGAACCCGGCCTACCCGTCCAGCTCGATCGCTCCGCGATCCCTCGACGCGTGGCGTGCCGCCCGCGGCATGGTCAATCACGGCCAGGCCGATCGGTCGCTGACGATCTCGCTCGACTTCGACCAGACGTTCACCGCAGCCCCCGGCCTGTGGCGGTCGTTCGTGGCCGATGCCACGGGCCGCGGGTCGCGCGTGTGGTGCATCACGCGACGCGAGGACACCGAGGCCAACCGCCACGAGCTGCGGCTCGCGTTCGGCGAGCTGTACACCGAGCTAGCCGGCGTCCTGCTGTGCGGGCCAGACCAGCAAAAGCGGTCGGCCGCCCAGGACGCCGGCGTTGAGATCGACGTGTGGATCGACGACTCGCCGGAGAAGATCCCGGCAATCGAGCCCGCCCCGCGGTCGCTGACGGTCTCGTCGCTCGCCGGTGCCCGGGCCGCAGCCGCGGCAGCAGTCGCGAGGATGCGAGCCCATGCCGGCTAGTTGCCAGAAGTGCGGGGGCCGCCTCCGCGTCGAGTCGAGCAAGCGGGCCGGCGACCGCCAGGTCCGCTACGTGGAGTGTCAGAAGTGCCGCGAGCGCCGCCGCCAGGTGGTGCCGGCCGATGCCGTCTGGAGACGAACCCGATGATCGCCGCCGCCCCGGTCGCTGCCGCCACCAATCTGGAGGACGGCCTCCTCGCGAAGATCGCCGCGTTCGTCGAGACCTCGAGGTCCGCGGCCGCCGGCGGCATCACCTGGGCGGAGTTCGGCGAGCTGATGCTCGCCCTCCTGCGGCTCGTCGTGACCGCTCTCGACACGGTCTCGTCGATGACCGGCCCCGAGAAGAAGGCCCTCGCGCTGTCGGCCGTGGCGAGCCTGTTCGACGCGGTCGCCGACCAGGCGGTCCCGGCCGCCGTGTACCCGCTCTGGATTCTCGTCCGCTCGCCGGTGCGGTCGCTCGTGATCGCGATCGCCGCCGGTGCCATCGAGCAACTGCTGCCACTCGTGAGGGTCTGACATGGACACGCTCCTCCTGGTTGCCCTGGCCGCCGGGGCGGCCTACGCGTTCCTGGGTCGCGACCGCCTCGAGCAGCTCGTGACCGTGGCCCACGCGAAGCTGCCGTCTGTCGAGCTGCGGCACGTCGTCGGGGCTGGCCTGCTCGCCGCCCTGGCCCTCGTCTGGTCGGGCCGCAATCGCACGGAGCCGACGCCGGCCCCGCCGGCCCCCGACGCCCCGCTCGTGCTGCGTGGCCTGTTCAACGCCCACCCCGAGGCCGCCTCAGACGCGGCGAAGCTCGCGGCCCTGTTCGGCGAGCTGGCCGGCGAGGTCGAGTGGGACGCCATGCAGTCGACGCCGATCGTCACGAGCGGCGTGGCGTTCGACGACCTTCGGGTCCGGGCGTTCGATCTCCGACTCCGCGGTGACTCGATCGGCGACCGCCACCCGCGGGTCCGGTCCGCCGTGAAGGACTACCTCGACCGCGTGGCCGGCACGAGCGGGAAGCCGCTGACGCCGGAGCAGCGGGCCACGTGGATCGCGGCCTATCGCGAGGTCGCCGCCGCCGCGGAGGCCGCCGCGAAATGAGCCGCCGCAACACCTACCGCTGGCTCGCGCTGGCCGGCTTCCTGGGGATCGCGTTCGCCGTGATCGTCGGCGAGTTCGTCGCCGGCCCCAGGCCGGCCGGCTGGATTGGCGACGAGGCCCCGACCGGATGGACGCCCGACCCCGAGGGCGTCGAGCGGTTCCTGCAGGAGCTGCCCCAGCCGCTGTTCAGGCAGGCCGGAGCCGAGACGATCCGCGAGGCGAAGGGACACGACACGTTCCTCTACCGTGCGGCCTACAAGGCACACCAGGCCCTCTACGGTCGGCCGTGGATCGTTGAGCGGCAGGGCATCGGCGACTGCGTCTCGTGGGGCTGGGCTCACGGCGTCTGGGTTGCCCAGTGCATCGACTGGGAGACCGGTCGCCTGCCGATGCCGCCGCCGTTCCCGTCGACCGAGGCGATCTACGGAGGCTCCCGCGTCGAGGCCCGCGGGCGATCCGGTGACGGCAGCTCGCCGGTCGGCGGCTACTCCGACGGCAGCTACGGCGCAGCCGCGGCCCGATGGGTTCGGGACTGGGGCGTCGTCTACCGCGAGCCGGTGGGCGGCCACGACCTGCGGGCCTACTCGGCCGACCGGGCGAAGTCGTGGGGAGCCTACGGCAACGGCGGCAAGGGCGACGGCGGCAAGCTCGACACGATCGCGAAGAAGCATCCGGCCACGCATGTCGCGATGGTCAAGACGTTCGCGGAGGCCGCCGCCGCGATCGAGGCCGGGTTCCCGATCCCGGTCTGTTCGATGGTCGGGTTCGAAAGCGCAAGGGACCAGCACGCCTACGCGAGGGCTTCCGGCCAGTGGGCACACTGCATGTGCTTCGTGGCGGTCCGCTACGCGAAGAACGGATCGCCGTCCGATGCCCTGCTCTGCCTCAACTCCTGGGGGCCGCGATGGATCTCCGGCCCGAAGTGGCCCGACGACATGCCGGAGGGCTCCTTCTGGGTGACTCGCTCTACAGTGGACCGCATGCTCGGCAGTCAGCCCGACAGCTACGCGGTCGGCTCGGTCTCCGGATTCGGCTGGCGTGATCTCGACAACGGCGCGTTTCTGACGCCGGCCCCGACTGAGGTGATTCGATGAGACTCGACAAGAACACGGTGTTCGTCATCCTGGCCGCGGCGGCGATCGGCTACTGGCTCGCCGGCGACCGCTCGCCACGCCCTGGCCCGCCCGACCGGCCGGTCCTGACGTGGATTGCCAGGGCCGCGAAGAACCTCCTCTGGATCGCCGCGTTCGCCGACCCGCCGCCGCCGGCAGCTCGCCAGGACGCCCGGCTCGTCCAGGCCCCGACCATCGGCGACGACGGCTTCCCACTGATCGACCACGCACGAGGGCTCTGATCATGTCGCTCTGGCAGTGGATCATCTCGTTCCTCGTCTGGCTCTCGGCCGACCCGGCCGTGATCGACCTCGAGCAGCCGCGGGCGTTCGCCGCGGTGGCGGCCGCCCGGGCGTCGATGCTCCCCGAGGCCCCGGCCCCCGGCCCCGGCCCGGCCCCGGTGGCATGCGACTGCGGCCAGACATGCGTTCGCGGCGTGTGGAAGCCCGACGGCCGGGTCTCGCAGGCCTGCCGGTGCGAGTGCAAGCGCTGCGTGGCCGAGCGGGCGAAGGCCGCCCCGCCCTGCCCCGACGGCAAGTGCCCGACCGTCCTACGGTAGTACGAAGCAATTCAAGCGCTGGCGGCCGCGTCCTATCGTGCGGGCAGTTTCGGAAACCGCACACACGCAAGGATGCGAACCATGCCCAGCGCCAAGCTCGCCCAGCTCCAGGACGAATCGGTCACCATCGAGAAGGAGATCGTCGATCTCCGCGCCATCGAGCCGAAGGACGACGCCGAGAAGGCGCAGATCGAGGAGCGGCTCGCCGAGCGGTCCGCCCGGGCTGACGAGGTTTCGAAGCTCGCCGCGAAGGAGCACGAGCTGGACGCTCGTCTGGCTTCGCTCCGTGGCGTCCGCAACAGCGATTCGGACAGCATCGCGACCGTCGAGGCCAACAAGGCCCCGGCCGTGCATGTGATGCCGGGCCGGACCGACAAGCGGCACGCCGACATGGAGGTCGCTGGCCGCGCCCTGCGGGCTCTCGCCCGTCGGGACGTTCGCGAGCTGCGGGCGATGTCGGGCAGCTCGAACAACACCGGCGGCGAGCTGGTGATCCCCGAGCTGTTCAACGGCTTCATCGACGTTCTCGGCTACAGCTCGGTGGGCGTGCAGCTCGCCAGCCTGTACCCGACCTCGTCGAACAGCATCACCGTGCCGAAGATCGGCGAGGTGAGCGCGGACTTCTTCAACGAGAACCAGGCGATCACGGACGCCGACGCCCCGACCGACGACGTGGAGATCGCTCTCCACAAGCTCGGCCGCCTCATCAAGGTGTCGAACGAGCTGGTCGAGGACGTGGCCGCCGGCGTGGCTCTCGCCCAGACGGTCGCCAACCGGCTCGCCATGGCGATCGGCAAGAAGATCGACGAGGTGTGGCTCCAGGGCTCCGAGGCCAAGAGCATCGACGGCCTGGTCGGCGAGATCGCCGCAGGCAACACGGTCGCCCAGGGCACCGACAACGACGGCGTGGATCTCGCGGAGCTGGTCGGCAAGATCGACAGCCGAGCGACGAACACCGCCTGGGTGGTCAGCTCGGCCGGCTGGGCTCATCTGATGAAGGCTTCGGTGGTGACGCAGTCGACGACGATCGGCGAACGCGTCCTCCCGGTCGTGATGGGTGCCCCGGTCTTCCGCTGCCTGGGTCTGCCTGCGGGCACCTTGGCCCTGTACGGTGACTTCTCGATGGCGACGGCCGTGGCCTACAAGGCCAACGGCCTCCAGATCGCGGCGTCGACCGACGCGGGCTTCGCGAACGACCAAGTGGTCTACCGCGGCACGCAGCGGGTCGGCATCGCGAACCACGACGCCAGCTTCGTCGCGAAGCTGATCGTCGACTGACGACTGACCCTTCACGCTGATGTTGAGGCCGGGGGGCCGCAAGGATGCAGCCCCCCGGCCGCCCCATATCTGGAGCGGCCCATGCTCATCGGCTCCACGCCCGGCCACCGGATCCTGCGGCTCGTTCGCTCCTACCGGGGCCGGCCAGCGGGCTCGGTGATCGCGGCGACGCAGGGGCTGGCCGAGCACCTGGTCGAGGCCGGCTGGGCTGTGTGGGCCACGCCCACCGACGCCGATCGGTCGAGCCGCCTGGAACGAGCAGTCGCCCCCGCCGCCGCTGAAACGAGGTAGACCATGAAGCCGGACACCTGCGTCGTGACGGAGGAGCCGGAGGTCGAACCCGTTTCCCTCTCCGAGGCGAAGCAGCAGCTCGGCATCATGGAGGACTTCGAGGAGTGGGACGCGTTCCTCCTCGAGAAGATCTCCGTCGGCCGCGAGCTGGTCGAGTCGCGGCTGGGCCGGTCTCTCGCCGTGAAGAAGTTCCGGGCAAAGTGGAAGGCCCCGGGCCGGAAGCTGACGCTTCCGAATCCGCCGCTCGTCCTCGACGAGGAGCATCCGCTCACCGTGACCGCCGACGGCGACGCGGTGGCCGAAAGCCAGTACGAGGTCGAGGCCGACGCCCGCCCGGCATACCTCGAGTTCGATGTCGCCCCGGCGGCCCCGGCCGTCGTCGAGTGGTGGGCCGGCGGCAGCGTGTCGAAGCGGATCAAAGCCGCCATCCTGCTCTACGTGGTCCACCTGTTCGAGAACCGCGGCGTCCTGGCCGCGAACAGCTCGGTCGAGCTGCCGCAGGCCTTCGAGGCGCTGCTCGCCAGCGACTCGCATAACGGGGGCTGGTAATGATCCCGGCCGCCCTCCTCACCGAGAAGTTCGTCGCGGAGGCCCGCCCGACTGCGGAGCGTGACGATCACGGCGGCCTGACGGCCGGCCAGGAGTGGACGACCGTCCGGTCGTTCTACGGCTCCTACGAGGCCCAGGCCTACGTGGAGACCGAGACCCGGGCAAAGGTCGGCGGCACGGTCCAGGCCCTCATCCGCTGCCGCTACTTCCCGGACATCGTCGGCGGCATGCGGCTGCGGTGGTCCTCGAGGTCGGACCGCCTGCTCTACGTGTCGAGCGTGGTCGAGCGGGCCAACCGCACGGAGTTGGAGATCACGGTGGAGGAACAGGTCGCATGATCTCCCTCTCGTGGAACAGCTCGTTCGAGCCGAATAGCTTCGACGCCGACAAACACATAGCGGCGCTCATGAAGGCCTACCGCGAGCTGCCGCGGCACATCGCCCGGAAGCACCTGGGGGCGGCCATGCGGCGGGTGCTGCGGCCGGGGATCTCGATCCTCCGCCGCAACTCGCCGCCGCTGGGCGTCACCAGGGGGCGAAGGAAGAAGGGGGCGAAGGCCAGGTCGACCGGCGCGCTCCGCAAGGCCGCCACGGTCCGCGTCGGCCAGACCGGCACCAACAAAGCGTTCGACGCGTTTGTCTACGGCGTGCTCGGCTACAAGGCCGGCATGGAGAGTCGCAAAGCGATTTGGCTTGAGTTCGGCACCGGCAACGGCGTCCGTTCTTTCAAGATGATGGAAAAGACTGTTGCCGAGTTTGGCCCGGTCGCCGCCGGCAAGTTGGCGGCAGAAATGGCCGCCG